TTCTCCACCAAGCGCACCCCACTTATCAGCACCTGTATAGGTATAGTTACCAGCTTTATCTACTGTAACATTAACATCACGTCCTAAAGCATCTTGATTTGCAACAATATCATCAGCTATTTGTCGATCACGGGCTTGTATACCTCTATCTACTGTATCGAAATATCCCATATCTACAAGGTCATTATAACCCAATCCAGAATCTATGCTTAATTCTCCTGTTTCAGCATCTCTTCCTGTTCCCTCTACATCTGTATAATCAGCCATGCCTTGTGCAGAACGGTCTTCTGCTTCTGCTTGTGCCGCTGCATCCCCTGCTGCCGCAGCATCTTTGGCTTCTTCTGCTGCATGAGAACCCGGACCTCCTATACCTTCATAGTCTTCAAAGTCAGCATCACTTAAATCATCAGAGTCATCATCTCCAAAGCAGCAATGGGTTCGTTCATATTCATTAAAATAGTTTAGCCACGGTTGTTTAGCGGGGCCATCATTCCACATCGGTCTTTTAAATTCGTTCAACATTGTTCACCCTATTGCTCCCCAACCGTTTAAAATTAACTTTATTTGGTAATCCATTTTCTTTACGTATTATATCTAATCTACGCATAGCTTTTATGGCACCGCCGTTTGGACATAAAACATTAATAATCCAAAAATTATTTCCACTATTCCAATCTTCTGCTTGAAGCTTATGTTTATTTTGTTTGTAAGCTTCTGATATACTATCAGATAAAAATCCCCAACTTATAAAACAACTAGGAACTTCTTTATCATTATATAATCTATATTGCCCCAATCTTAAAGGTGGTATTATTATTCTTTGTATGCCGCTTAGTCTCATATCTTTAAATCTTGGACATAAAGACATTAACAATAATACCTTTTCTAAGTCACTTTGATAATCGTGTTGCAATAATCTCTTCTGCCTTTGGTAGTAATCTAATACCACAGTATCCAATCAGGAATGCTATGGCTGGACCCCAAGTCATATCCAAGGCCCAATGTTTCATTATTGGTGGGATAAACCACTCTGCAGCTATCCACCCTACAATAACTGCTAGAAGAATATCCTTTAAAGCAGTCCAGTTAAAGTTCTTCTTTGTTAATACATTTGTTAAACCGCCTACACCGCTTGATAAAATACAACAAGTCTTTGCGCCTAGCGTTTGAATCAACCACTCCATAACTGTTCTCCTTTTAAACTGTAACCATATACTATCCAATATTTTTGTTATACACTATTATACCATACTTTTTGCTTCAATGCAAATTAAAATGTCCAATAAGTTTTTTTCTTCTCAGTTACTTCATCATCATACTCTGGATCATCAGGGTGTGTTAGATGCCAAGACTCCTTCATATAATGTATAGCCATTGTCATGGCATCCACTTGGTCATCATGTGCCGCATTGGGAAACCTTAGTAATTCTTCTATTAATTCATCTGACCACTTCTTGTTATTGGGTATCCACATTCTACCAGCTTCTATGATAGGCGAAGCTGCATATACTCTGGATACCTTATCTCTATCTGGATTATACTCCAGTACAGGTAGACCACCTCTACGCATATCTTGTATCAGAGACTGCCCACTGGCCTTCTTCTCCACCATACACACGTCTGGCTTGTGTTCATTGTAGAGTTTCTGTGCAAGCTTCCTTAGTTCTGGATATTCAAACCTACCTCTGATGTTTCCCAGTAAGATTAGGTTGGGGGTAAAGTCCTCTATACCATTCTCATCCTGATTAAACATGGAGAATATACCCCATGTCTGTATCACACTGTAATCAGCCGTAGTCTTGGTAGAGAATGCAGTATCATATGTTTGTATTATAAAATCACAGGTAGGTGGTTCTTCGTATTCCCAATGCTTCAACCATTTCTTCTTTATAATCCCACCTTCTTCTGGTGTGGGGTCTTGCATGTACAGTGCATTCCAGTATCTGCTACCATTACTTGCTTTGATCTCGCTTTCGTCCATTCTAAGGACTTCATCGCTCTTCCATTCGGGAAAGTAACTAGAGCCTACAGGTAAGTCAAGCAATTGCGCTGCTTCTTCGTCCACCCATGCAGGTATTCTAATTACTTCCCAAGGGATCGTTTCAAACTCTCCCATATTCTCCTGTTGTTTTAGCAACCATCCACACAGGTCATCATAGTGGTAGCGTGTATTGATAATAACTATGGCTCCATTGGGCATTATGCGGGTTCTAAGCCCTGCTGGGTACCATTCCTTGATATATCTCCTACCTGATGCACTAATAGCATCGTCTTCAGACATCACATCGTCCAATATAGCAATATGTGCGCCACGTCCGTATTGACTACATCCCGTACAGATCGACCAAAATCACTGGATAACTGGTCACTATGGGAGACAGTCAGTATCTCATGTGTAGGATTCCTACCAATATACCAAGCAGGAAAGAGTTTAGAGCAGATAACAGACTTAGAAGACCGTGGTGGAAGAAAGACCATCAGCCGTTTTACTTTACCAGCTTCTAATTCTTTTAGTTTATCTGATATAACTTCTATATGTCTTCCCATTCGCCAATCAGAGACAAGCATAGGAGCCATTCTTCTGACGAATGTGAGGAAATCATCTTTAGATTCTTGATTTACTTTAGTATCTAGTAAATCTTTTAGATTAATAAAGGGTTGTAGGTACTCGTTAGTACTTTCTAGTAATTCCATAGATACTATTATACACTATTTAGTCCTCCAATGCAACTATTAAATTAAAATAAATATAAATAATATAAATTAAAGTAACTTTAAAGTAACTTTATAGCCGCCGATTGGTTTTGAAGAGAAGTCCGTAATTTTTTAAAAATATATGGCAGTGCTGTTTTATATATATATCATGTGCGTGTGTATTTTTCCCCCTACCCCCACCCCAAGCCTCGGCGGGATGCCCAAATGACTCCGTAGGAGTCCCATCTAACTCTTTTAGAAAACCCTGAGTTCTTACGAAGGGTTTTCAAGAGTTAGTAGGAACTTTTCAGCCAAATTCTGTTGCAAATTTACCACAGTTACTGTGAAAATCATCCGAAGGATGGACAGAATGGCAACATGGTCTACTCTGTAGACACTTGGCAGAATATGTTAAGCCATTGAGATTGTTACACAATCTTACACATTGCCTCACACTGAGCAACTACGTTGCCATGATGAGATGCAGAGCATCTTGACGAGGGACTTGACAAAGCCAAGACGATATACTAATTAATATCTTTAGTAGAGTTCTTACGATACTAAAGAGATTAATTAGATTATAATTACAACCAACCAACTGGAGCGACCAATGCAAGATATTACAAATTTACAATTTGAGATCGACCAATTCCTGAATGGTGAGTTCGATGTATTCACGAGCTTGTGCGGCAACGGTATAGACCTTCATAACCGCTTCGGTTATGTTGCAACATACGATGATGCAGAAGATTTACGCCACGAGATTTTCAAAGATTAATTAAAAGCTCTGTAGTAGAGTTCTTACGATACTACAGAGCGTTAATTAAATAGGAGGATAAAATGTTTTTACTTCCAGATGATATAGATGTTCCTGCATCAAGACGAGATTTATCTAGTGAAGGGAATGTACGATGGTTGCTGAGAAATTTAGCTGTAAAAAATAAAACACATCCTAAATTTAAACTGATTATGAATCAGTTGAAAGGAAAATAAAAGATGAAAAGAAAAACAGGCAGAATTTATGACGGGCCACAAATTTTAGAAATAATAACTGTGGAAAACGGCTTTGATTTTATAGATGAAAGCCGTGGGTTAGGGGGTCATGTACCATGGCCCGACAATTATGCAATGTCGATACATAATTTATCGGAATTGGATATCTTTAATCATGTTCTGTATTGTTATGATCATGGTTCATACGTTTACAACTAACTGGAAGGGTAAAGATAAAATGACTGAATATGGTGGTACACTTGAAGAAAGATACGAAAATTATTTAACTTGGGCTGATGATGGTAGAGGTGGTGACAATACTAGAAATGGTGAACCATTGCTAACCTTTGATGAATGGTTAAATAATTAATTAAGAGGATTTGCTATGCAATGTCTATTCGAAGTCAAGTCAGTCTATGGTCGGAATAAGGTATATCCAGCCTGTGACAAATCGTCGCTACTTGCCAAACTTTCTGGCAAGACAACACTAACCAATGAAACACTAGCCATAGCTAAACAGCTAGGGTACACTTTCAAACAAAAGGAAGTATTATTATGATTGAAAAAATAACAGTAACATTAGGAATATTAGTTGGGATATTCCTAATATTGAGTGGTATATTGCTACCCTTTGACCTCACTTTACAAGTGTTATTGGGCTTGATGGGAATGGTAATTATAGTAGCTTGCACAGTCTACTTAGACTATGTGATATGTAACAACAAATACTTTGGAGAATAACATGACACGCAAACATTACGTAAAAATAGCAGAGCTATTGGCAAAAACTAATGCTTCTCAAGAGGTAATCAACGGTATGATTGATATATGCCTTGAAGATAACCCAAGGTTTGACCTTGATAGATTTAAGGATTATATCTTCGATAAAACTACGATTTGAAAAAAAAATTAAATTAAATGGGAACAAAAATAATTATCTACCGTCTTACCCCATGAGACCAACACTGAAACCACATTTGAAAGAGACCTATGCACACACAAAACAAAACCCTAGAAGACCTTTTGATTAAACTTCAAGTTGAGTTCTTAAATGGTACATACGACTCAGTAACAGAGAACGCATTTAGAGACTTGACACTAGAGCAACTGGCAAAACTAAAAACTGCCTTTGATAAAATTAAATAGTGAATGGCTAATTGATGCCCATAGTAGAACTTTAGTGATACTATGGGTATCTATTAGGTATTGATAGCCTAACCCAAGCCAGTGGGGTTTGACATTGGCAACTAATCGGAGATTAAAATGGAAAGAGTATTTGATGTTTACCAAGGTAAAAAGTGGGTAGAGCTAAAGCAAAAGGAAAAGGGTGACAGATCACTCTTTGATACGGCTGCTGAAGCTGGCAAAGCCATTCGTATTCGTGGACTAGCCAAGAACGGCAAGGAGTTCTTCAAAGTCATTAAGAACGCTGACGTATTGCCAGAGAGTGAGCCACTGTCACAACGGGCAGTGTAGTTTACTTAATTAAAAGCCCTGTAGTAGAACTTTAGTGATACTACAGGGCGTTAATTAAAGGATAGTATAATGGACAGCACAGTATTAGAAGTTTATGTGAGAACATTTTTTACAACACTTAAAAGTGATGAGCCGGAATTGTACAACAAAACCATGCGACTATTCAAAGCTGGCAAGGGTGACGCAGTACGAGATATTATGTGGGAAGTTTTCAGCAAGGGAAAATAAAATGTTTGCAGAACATCAACCTCTTATAAGAGAATATGCCATGAAATCGCCAGACCATGTAGCTGATGTTGGGTATCTTGTATTGTCAACAATACAACAACAGTTTAGCGCAGTGCGTGAGAGCTATTGGGATATGAAAGATAAAGGGCTTGATAGCCGATTCGCATGGGGCAGTAAATCTAATGGTATAAAACGTATTCAAGCAACAAAGGATAGTATCTATAAAGATATGTTTGGACATTCACTGTCCCAATCTGAATTGCTTTTATGTGTTGCAGGTATACCGGGATTTGGATTAGTAAAAGCTGGTTTTTATATTCAAATGTGTACTGGTTCTATGGGTTGTTTAGACGTACATAACCTAAAAAGGTTTGGACTTTCACCTAATACATTCAAACTACCAAAGAAACTAGGCTATGATACAGCTTTAAGAAAAGCTGACTTCTATCTGGAAACTATACATAAGTTCGGTGGCAGTGAGTACCTATGGAATAGCTGGTGTGACTACGTAGCTGCACTATATCCAAAGAAATTTAAAGATGGTGAACATGTGTCAAAGTGTCACATTGACTATCTCATAAACAGATAGCGGCTTATGGTGTAGCCGTTTGTAATACACCAGATACACAGAAGGACCAAAACTATGAGTACGATTAAAGAACTAAGTAAGTATGAGGCATACCCCGTCTATAAAATACCTACAGATGGTACTATTAAAATAGTAAAAGCTGAAGGACAACGTGAGCCGTTACCAATATCTCTAGCTAGATTGCAACAATCTATAAAAAGATGTAATCTTTTAAAGCAAAAACCAATCAATGCTGTTTGGCATAAAGGTAAACTAATTGTATTTGATGGATGGCATAGATATATATCAGCCAAAGTAGGTAACAAAAACGAGGGCAAAAGTTTAGAAGCATTTTTTATTGTTGTAACAGAAGATGAATATGATGATGAATGGATGGCACATTTAAATTCTTGTCAACAAAACTGGAAACCTATGCACTATGCAAATATGTTTTCTAAAGGTAAAGATAAGAATAAAGCAAGTATTTATACAAAGTTCTTAGAATATTATAAAAGATACACAGTAACCGCTGGTGTGTTGATAGCATTGTATAATGGTAAAGTACGTCGTCGTAATCAAGAGATGGATGAGTTTAAAAATGGTGAACTGTCAGAAGAACACATTAAAAATGTGGAAGAAAAACTATCGAAGATAGATACTCTAAGATTCTCAGCTTCAAATCCACCACTGTTACACAGTACATTGGTAAAGCAACAGTTTCAACAGGCTGTCATTACTGCACTCACAACTAATGGATTTAGTTTTGAAAAGTTTATTTATAATCTGAGTAGGAGCCGCCATAAGTTTAATTTACTTGCTAAACAGAGGGATATGCTTGAAGAAATATTTCGAATTGAAAGAAAGAAGTAGATTAATTAGATGTCCTGTAGTAGAACTATAGTGATACTACAGGGCATCAATTAAAGGAGAATAATATGACTGAGTATGCAAGCAAGATTACTTTTGTAGATACAGAAATAAAAAATAAAAAGGTAAAAATAGTATGGAACACTAAAAGTCTGCGGTCAGTTGGGACATATATAGATGGCGAAGCAAGGCCATTTTTATTTACTACATCAAGGGTTGAGCTTGGTCCTAATACTGCATACGACATAGCCTTATCACAATTAAAAACCATAGAAGAATTGATATTGATATGAAAGCAAAAGAAAGAGATGGATGGGTGCGACACTATGACCTATTTACATTAGCCAATCATCCTATTAATATAGCTACTGATTGGCCTAAAGAGTGGACGTGGTATCAGTATCCGGCAGAGTTTCAAAAGCTGGCGATTAAATTATTAATAAGGATTGAAGGAGATAACTAATGACTAAAGAATATACAAAAGAAGAAGTTATTGATGCTTGTATTGACGAAGTAAATGGATGGGATTTAGATACTTTATTGAACTATGCTTACGATAACCTTACAGATTATTTCTTAGATTCTGCTGATGCAGAAGACCTAGAACTCTTTATGGAAGGAGAAGATGTCAATGTTTAATAACCCTTTAACTGGATACATAATATGTCTTGGTATTGTAGTAGCTGTTTTGATATTGGTATATTTAAAAGCAACTGGGTTTACTATCGGATAGGAGATGACTAATGACTGATAAAAAGTGGGTTGTGATATGCGATTGTACATGGTGCCACGGTGAAGGTGAAACCTATGGCAATGACCCAAGCAAGAAGGCAGAAGAGTGTAGGGAATGTGAAGGTCATGGAATAGAAGAGTTCTATGAAGATGGTTATCAATATGAGAACGAAGAAGAGGTGCGAGAAGATTACAAAAGCAAAGAGATACTATTCGTAGCCCTTGTAGATCGTGCATGGGGCAGTCCAACAACAAGCATGGAGTAGGTTATGAGTAACATACACAACGATGCCATCAAAGAAATGTTATATGAAGCAGCCTTGACAAGTCTCATTGAAGGTGGTAAACCTGACAATGAAGAGACTGCTATTGAAGCAGTCAAGATAGTTAACAAAGAGTTTGAAGAAAGAGAAGGATACTAATGACCAACACACACCCAATCCTAGAGAAGCTACCTAAAAAACACAGGCTACATCCTGACAAAGTGAAAGAATGGATCAGAGTTAATTCAGATATGCTTATATCTATCCGTAAAGATGTACGACAAAATGTAAAAGGTGCTGTTGCTAAACAGACAGACATCGAAGGGTACATCAGAAACATGCGTAAGTATTTAAAAGATGGTGATTGGATTGATATGTTCTATGGTGTAGCACAAGAAGGTAGAATAATGCCTAAGTGTGTAGTAATGGCATACAACAGCGACGGCACAGCTAAACGTGACGTTGGAACTTGGTATCCAGACATGGGTATCTATACAAAGGAGATGAGAGATGGCGAATAAGAATCCATTTGGTAAAAGCACAACACAAGATAAGCCCTATGCTGTGTATCAAAATGACTTTGGTTGGGAGTGGCGAGTATTAAAAACATACCAACGTCCTGATAAAGAACCAAGCAACAAGTATGCACGATGGTTTGTTGCGGCTACGTCACCACACATGCACGATGGTGGCTATGAATTGGGTGATACATACATCAGTGATATAATGGGACCATATAATGACGGCTACCTTTTATCGGCTACTGATGAGTGGAAAGAACATTATAAAGGAGAAGAAACATGAGGTTACCTGATGGATGGATGTCTCCCTACGATTGGGAAGAATGGATGGAGCATACCCTAGATGAAATGCCCTCTTGGTATAGTAATGTTAATTTACGAGAAGATGCTTACCGTAAATATATTAAAGGACTTACCTATAATGTTTTTTCTAGTGATAGGAAAAAACGAAGGAAAGAAAGGCTAAAAAAATGTCTATAATCATGTACTTAGTTATACTTCATGTTGCTGTTGCAATTATAGTTGCATAGTGTAAGATAATATGATATAATATAAGGATGAAGACAATGAAGAAACTACCTAAAGACTTTTGCGAATGGCTGTTTGGTATAATGGACATACCATTCGCTAGGCAAATGGATTGGAAACTTAAACATCTACGATCTCCAAACGAGAGAGAATATAAAAATGTTAATCGTTATACAAGAGCAGGTAAGGGTGGTAAGTTTATCATGTGTCCTCACTGTCATGCTGATACCCGTGTCTATCATTTCTCATGGGCTGCTATAAAATGTCCATCATGTGATATATGGTCTGATAAGAATGATTGGCTTGAAGTTGATTGGAAATTCTAATGGATAAATATGATTTTAAATCTCACAACGAAGTACCTACTTCTCTAGCAGATTATGTAGTAGATGTATGTGTCTTCTCTGGGCTAGAAATAAATAGCTTGACAGATATTAAGTTATCTGATATAAATGGTTTTCTAAATGGTTATGAAGAACATTGGATGGAGCAAGAAGAATGAAAGTTAAAACAATTAATGTGGATTCGACTTCAAGGGCTTGGAAGAAGGCGCAGTTGAAGCGTCACAAAGCAAAGGTTCGGAATGTCGGGAAGAAAATAAGCAAAGATTCAGTGAATTATTAACAGCATTGCACACAGGAAAGAAGATCAAGAGGTAGAGGAATGAGTATAGTAGAAGGAAAGGTATGGGGGACAACGATTCCCCTTATCCAACGTCCTCAATTAGAACTGCATAGTATCTTTGTTAATGCTGGTGGCTATTGCTCTAAGCATAGACATCAATCAAAGATCAATGCCTTCTATGTAGAGGAGGGTGAGCTTGAAATACACCGATGGAAAGACTATGATTTAGTTGATGTTACAGTTTTATATAATGAGGATGTAGCTATAGTTCCGGCTGGTGAATACCATATGTTTAATGCTCGACGTGATACCAAAGCATTGGAAATTTATTGGTCTGAATTATCTCTTAATGATATTGAAAGAGAAATTGTTGGAGGTCTTGATAAGACCCTTGATCTATTTAATACTCCAATGAAAGATGATTTTGGTAAAATATTTAATTTAGATGACTTAGAAGGGAGAAATTAATGTCTGTCATAATGGAAGTGGCAAAGCGAAGCGGGAGTCCTACATTAATTATGAAAGAAGATTATAAATCTTTAGACTTCTCAGAGAAATTACAATGCTTAGTCTCAATACGTACAGCTATTGAAAAAGAAATAGCCTTTACTGAGAAAGACTTAGGTAGGTTTGTCAACAAACGAAAGTTTGCGTAATGTTTGTTATAGTTCAAGATATAATTAAAGAAGCACATAAAGATGTGGATGACTTTGATTGTTTTGATTTACTCACAACACCAACAGGCTTTCCAATGAAGTTTTCTACAGAGGGAGAAGCAATAAAATTTTTAAGTGCATTGGGTATTGAAGAGACAGCAAGTTTAGAAACAGGGGAGATTAGAATTGACAGAGTTCACTGAAGAATATACTGTGCTTGTCTCTCAATTACATAGTAATATTAGTAAACTAAAGGCACAGCTAAGAGAATCAAACGATATTATTAAACAATTAAGGGGTGAATTATCTATAGCACGTCAAAAAAATGGTGTTGGTAATTCATGGGCTGAGTTGGATGACGGCAGAGATAATTAATTTTTATAAGCACTGGAAAGAAAGACAAGAGACACTGAGAAAATCTCTTGGATATCCCGGTGATCTATGGTACATGATGCTCGACAATGGCTATGAGCCTACAGACATTGATGATGTCAAACAATTTATAGAGGACTATGAAGATGGTTAAGAATTTTTGGCAGAAAGACAGGGCAACTCTCTTTAAAAATTATGTACGCCAATATAAAGAAGAAGGCTATGATGCAAAAGAAGCTAGGCAACTAGCCAAGATTGAGATTAACGAAGTGATGGAAGACAAAGAAGACTTTGTAAGTAATCTTTGGAAAGAAACTTTTGAAGATGTATAATTTAATTTATAAAGATAATGTAGTACAAAGATATAGAACCAAGCGTGAAGCGCAGAAAGAACTTGACGACAGGTCTAGTCTGTGTTATATGTTAAGAGTAAGTCCTTCTGAGGCATATTTAATTACGAAAGGAAAGACCAATGCAACCAGAAGAAAGCGGATACAAAAGTCCATGCGATGAGTGCGGATCATCCGACGCCAACCATCATTACCCCGATGGTCACACCTATTGTTACAGTTGTAAAACACATAAACCTGCAAAGAAAGTAACCACTATGGCTACAGTACAACCGACACACTCTAATAGTCTTAACGCCACTGCTAGACTTGCTGAGTATAATGATATACCTGATCGTAAGATTACAAAAGATACAGCTAGAAAATTCAATACCCTCACAAAGAAGAAGGGGTCAATGACAACGCATCACATCTATCAGTACTATGATAGTAAAGGTAATCACATTTGTAATAAGGTGCGTGATACTGCCAATAAAAAGTTCTGGTCTGAAGGCAGCATGAGTAATGCTGGTCTATTTGGTCAGAATGTTTTCACTCAGAAGGCAAAGTTCATTACCATCTGCGAAGGTGAGGTAGATGCTATGTCTGCCTATCAGCTAATGGGTTCTCAATGGCCTGTTGTTTCACTCAAGAATGGAGCAGCATCAGCCGTATCAAACTGCAAGCAATCCTTTGAATACCTAAATCAATTTGGTAATATTGTATTGTGTTTTGATAATGACAAGGCAGGTAAGAAAGCAGCCAATGAGGTTGCTGAAATCTTTGAGCCTAATAAATGTAAGATCATGCAGCTTGACTTGAAGGATGCCAATGAGTGTCTCAAGGTAGGCATGAAGTCAGAAGACTTTATCAATGCTTGGTGGGCATCAAAGCCTTTTACTCCTGCTGGGATTATCAATCTACATGATCTTGGTGACAGCCTCTATGATGAAGACTATTGTGAGACCTGTCTGTACCCTTGGTCTAATCTCAATGAGAAAACCTATGGTATGAGGACGGGTGAGCTTGTCACGTTCACCAGTGGGGCTGGTATGGGCAAGTCAAGCATCATGCGTGAGCTTATGCACCACCTCATGATGAATACCAAGGATAACATTGGTGTCTTGGCAATGGAGGAGAGTGTACGCAACACAGCCTTTAACATCATGAGTGTTGAGGCTAACGCTAGGCTCTACATCAAAGAGATACGTGATCAATTTACCAAGGAACAGCTACGTGAGTGGCAGGATAAAACTGTAGGCAGCAAAAGGTTCTTTGCCTTTGATCACTTTGGTTCAATCAGTAACGATGAAATCCTAGCCCGTGTACGCTACATGGCTAAAGCATTGGAAACTAAGTGGGTGATACTGGATCACCTCAGTATCTTAGTGTCTGGTCAGGAAGATAATGGTGATGAACGTAAGTCAATTGATATTCTAATGACTAAGCTACGGTCCTTGGTAGAGGAGACAGGCATAGGCTTGCTACTGGTGAGCCACCTGCGAAGGCCAAGTGGTGATCGTGGTCATGAAGATGGGCGTGAGGTATCTCTCTCGCATCTACGTGGCTCTGCCAGCATTGCACATCTAAGTGATGCAGTCATAGCCTTGGAACGCAACCAGCAAGCAGACGATGAGCAAGCTGCCAACACCACCACCATACGTATTCTAAAGAACAGGTACACTGGTGACACAGGTGTGGCTTGCTACTTACACTACGATAAAGAAACTGGTCGAATGACACAGATTGATAACCCTTTTATGGAGGATGAGTGATGGTATGGAAATATAGAACAGAACAAGATGTAGAACATGTTTCAAATTATTTAAAAGATAAAGGGCTTTCCTTTACTTTTGATGAGCGACTACCTGCTTTTTATATAAGTCATCCTGATCCTGAGAAACATTATATAGCTTATCAATATTATTATACAACAGGGAGATGGGGAGTTATGTATAATAAACGAAATAAAAATAGAAAACATTATATGTGTAAAGACATAGAAACATTAGTAGATAAATATATTTTAGAGGAGAACGAAGAATGAATACGATGGGCAAGCGCAAACAATTTGATAGGGCGTTGTATGAAGTAGCAGATAGAGATGCGAAGACTGCTACCTTGAAGTACATTAAAGATATGAACTACACTACTGTAGACACAACAGAGAGGAAAGACTTTGATATTATCTGCAAAGCTACAGAAGATATCCATCACCTCTATGAAGTAGAGATTAAGTATGCTTGGAAAGGTGAGTGGAATCCTAGCTGGAAAGAGATACGAATACCTTATCGCAAGAACCGCTTACTCACTAAGTGGAAAGAGCAATACCCTGATGCACTCTTCACATTCATAGTGTGGCGTAACGATTGCAAACAGGCGTGGCATATTGACGCAAATATTTTACTTGACTGCGAGGTAAAAGAAGTGTCTAATAGAAACATCAGAGAGGGTGAGAAGTTCTTCCACATTAATGTAGAGGATGCTTGTCTCATTGAGGTAGAATGACAACAGCTATAGTTGATATTGAAACAGACAGTTTGAATGCAACAAAGATACATTGTATCGTAGCAAGGAGTTATGAAGGTAATAAAGTTAAGGCGTGGGTAGGGCAGGAGTGTTCGGAGTTTGCTAGTTGGTCGCAGCAGATAGATACCTTTGTAATGCACAATGGTATTAGCTTCGATGCTCCTGTCCTGAACCGCCTACTTGGATGTAATATAAAGCTCAATCAAATACGTGATACTCTTATTGAGTCACAGCTTTACAATCCAATAAGAGATGGTGGTCACTCTCTTGAAGCTTGGGGTAAGACCCTTGGCCTTGAGAAGGGTGACTTCCATGACTTCTCAGAGTACTCCCCTGAGATGCTGGAGTATTGTAAACGTGATACAGAAGTCACACGTCTTGTAGCACAGAAGCTAGAGAAAGAAGGTAAAGCTTTTAAATCTAAAGCCTATGAGCTAGAGTGTAAGGTCAGAGCTATCGTAGATAAGCAGCAGAAGAATGGCTTTGCTTTTAAATTAAAAGAAGCTATGATTCTACAGGCTCAGTTACAAGATGAACTACATGAGCTAGAACGTAAAGCGGAAGAAGACTTTGAACCAAATGTAATTGAACTAAAGACCAAGACTAAGTACATACCTTTTAATATAGCAAGTCGTAAGCAGATAGCTGAGAGACTACAGGCTAAAGGGTGGAAGCCCAAGCAGATGACTGATAAAGGTAATGTGATTATTAATGAAGCAGTCTTATCAAAGATTGATATGCCTGAAGCTAAAATGTTTAATCGGTACTTCTTATTACAAAAGCGTACTGGATTAATAAAGTCATGGATCATGGCTTGCGAAGATGACAACCGTGTACGAGGTAAAGTAATGACACTTCGTACTATAACTGGAAGGATGGCTCATGCAGTTCCTAATATGGCACAAGTTCCCGCTATCTATAGTCCTTACGGCAGAGAATGCAGGGGATTATGGACAGTGGATGATGAATCTAAATATCGCTTGGTAGGTGTGGATGCCAGTGGCCTTGAGCTAAGATGCTTGGCACACTACATGAATGATCCTGAGTATACTAATATTGTATTGACAGGTGATGTACACACAGCTAATCAACGGGCAGCAGGATTACAAACCAGAGATCAAGCCAAGACTTTTATCTATGCCTTTCTCTATGGTGCAGGAGCAGCTAAGATTGGTAAGGTAGTTGGTGGTGGTCCCAAGAAAGGACAACAACTAATAACTAAGTTCTTAAATAACATGCCAGCACTTAAACGTCTGCGAGAACAAGTAGCTATGTGGTCAGCTAATGGTACGGTTCCGGCCCTAGATGGTAGGCTACTACACATTAGATCAGAACATGCTGCAGTTAATACTTTACTTCAGGGTGCTGGTGCTATAGTATGTAAGCAATGGCTTGTTCACATTATGGAGCGAGTTATTAAAGCTAAGTTAAATGTCAGATTGGTTGCCTCAATACATGATGAATATCAATTCGAGGTAGCTATACCTGACATAGAAAGATTTTGTAGGATAACAAAGGAGGCAATGACACAGACAACAAAGACACTAAAGATGAAGTGTGAATTAGACTGTGATTATAAAATTGGAAAAACATGGGCTGATACACATTAAATGCTTGACAACCTCAATCAGATAGTGTATACTGATGGAGTTAAAGTAGTAGACAACTATATCAACAGCCACGATGGTGTGGCACTAAACACAAAGGATACTTTTAATATGCCTATTCAACCTTTATATCTAACAGGTAAATGCTATTGGGCCTCAGTCATTGAACCTAATAGTACGTTTGAACCAGCTTGGCAAGTTGATCTTTGCCTTGATGAAGATACTAAAGCTTTAGTCCAAGAAGCAGGGCTAACGGTACGTAATAAAGATGATGATCGTGGCGAGTTTGTCACGTTGAAGCGTAAGGTGCAGGGTAAGAACGGCCCACGTCAAGCACCTTCGGTAGTGGATTCCCAAAATAATCCTTGGGATAAGAAACTTATTGGGAATGGTAGTGTGGTCACTGTCAAAGCACTTCCCTTTGAGTGGAACTATGCAGGTAAAGCAGGCAAGTCGGCTGACCTTGCAGCAGTTCAGGTAGTTGAGTTGGTTGAGTATGGGGATAAAGGCTTTGATGTTGTTGAAGGCGGTTACGTTAATCAAGCAACGGCTGAGATGTCAGACGATATTCCTTTTGGTAACTAGGTGAGGGTGGGGGTGTTGCATTTTGTTCGGTGGTGTAACACCCCTATTTTATTATGAAAAAAATTGAAACATTAGTAGAAGATATCTATGATCTTTTTAATCTTAGTCCTATAGAGAGAGACGAGAAAGAAGTAGATGAGCTTATAGATAAGTTTGGTGATATGCTTAAAGTTCATATCAAAGAATTTATGTATAGCAAACCAAGAGATAGTGGGAACTTAAGACTATCCGCAATAGGTAAACCCAATAGACAGATATGGTATGATGTTAATACAGAAGCAACAGAAGAAAGTTTACCACCAAGCACACGCATTAAATTTCTATATGGATATATTCTTGAAGAACTTTTACTACTGTGTGCATCCGTAGCTGGTCATACTGTAGAGGCGCAACAGAAGGAAGTCTCAGTAGAAGGAGTGCTTGGTCATCAGGATGCAGTTATTGACGGGGTTCTTGTAGATTGTAAGTCTGCTTCAGGATTTAGTTTTAAAAAGTTTGAGTCCAATACAATAGCTGAAGACGATCCCTTTGGTTATATAGCACAGATATCTGCTTATGCACAAGCCAATGATATAGATAAAGCAGCCTTTCTTGTTATAGATAAATCCACTGGTAAGATTTGCCTAACACCAGTTCATTCAATGGAGATGATTAATGCTGGTAAAAGGGTTAAGTTTCTTAAAAGCATTGTTAGTAGGGATAATATACCTGATAGATGTTATGCTCCTGTACCTGATGGGAAGTCTGGTAATTATAAGCTTTCTATTGGTTGTGTTTATTGTAGACACAAGAGTATGTGTTGGTCTGATGCTAACCAAGGTAAAGGTATTAGGACATTTAAGTATTCAAATGGTAAGAGGTACTTGGTACAAGTTGCGAAGACACCTGATGTTGAGGAAATAATTAATTAAGTATGCACTGGAAGTACCACAGAAAGCCTGACCCTACTAGTCACTTTGGGTTTGTCTATCTTATTACAAACAAGAAGACAGGTAAGGCTTATGTGGGCTGCAAACAGTATTGGCATGCCGTGAAGAGAAAGAAAGGTAGCTCTAAGGCAACAAAGAGAGAATCCAATTGGGTTATTTATATGGGTTCCTCTAAGTTGTTGTTGGAAGATATCAAGAAGATAGGTAAAAGAAGTTTTAAGTTTGAGATAATATCAGAGTTTAAAAACAAAAGAAGCCTGAAGTACTATGAGCTATACTACCAGATGAAGTATAATGTTTTGTCCTCTACCTTGGAAGGTACAGATGAACCAGCATACTATAATAATTATGTGGGTGGTAAGTTCTATAGGCCAGTACAAGAGTTTGAGAATGAACCTACAAGATTTAGATAATATACTAGAGTTACAGTCAAAAGCTTTTACAAAGTCAGAGAATGTTTTATTCTTATCAGTTATATATCAAGCGTTACTTGATGCCACTGAACCTAAAGTTAAGAATGAAAGGACAAGTATAACATCTATTAGGAAGCAAGCAAAGGCTTGGTTCTTTGCATCAATAGGTGTGACATGTCAAGACTTTGAATTTATATGTGATAATGCTGGGCTTAGACCTTCAATGGTCAGAGAGTTCGCAGCCTATGTTATTAATTCAGATGATGGAGATGAAGCTAGAAGTAAATTAAATCTTATATGGAAAGGAACTAGTGATAATTAAATGTCAGACTTACAAAGCGATCATGAATTTAAGCACGAATCGAGAGACACTTATATCTTGAGAAGGATGAAAGAAGATAGAGAACAAGTAGTGATTGAATCTGATGAAGCTATACTGGATAAACAAATAGGAGGAGATCATTATAAAGATTGTAAGATACAGCCTGTCGAGTACATACATGCTAATGAATTAGATTACTTTGAAGGTAATGTAATTAAGTATGTCACCAGACACAGAACAAAAGGAGAAGGTAAAAAAGATATTGAAAAAGCCATACACTACGCTGAACTAATACTAGCACTATACTATAAATAAGGGGAAACAGATGCCGAACAACTACTTGCCAACACTTTACCAAGAATTTATTCACCTATCAAGATATTCTCGTTGGCTCTATGATGAAGAGAGGAGAGAGACTTGGCCTGAGACAGTCGGGAGATACTTTACTTTCTTTAAAGAGCATGTCAAAGACTTACATAATTTTAATATACCAGATGCTTTAGTAAAAGAACTAGAGGAAGCTGTGTTGTCTCTTGAGATAATGCCTTCCATGCGGTGCCTGATGTCAGCAGGTGATGCTCTCAAGCGAGAGAACATTGCAGGGTACAACTGTTCTTACGTAGCCATTGATCGTGTGCAATCCTTTGATGAGATATTATACATACTTATGAATGGCACTGGTGTAGGCTTTAGTGTTGAACGTCAGTTTGTTACTAAGCTACCTGAAGTAGCAGAAGAGTTTCACCATACAGACTCTACAATCCTTGTTGCTGATAGCAAGATGGGTTGGGCAAAGGCACTCAAGGAACTTATTGGTATGCTCTATGTAGGGCAGATACCTAAGTGGGATTTGAGTAAGATACGTCCAGCAGGATCACCACTTAAAACATTTGGAGGCAGGGCATCAGGTCCAGAGCCATTGGAATCTTTGTTTGAGTTCTGTGCAAAAGTATTTCAAGACTCAGCAGGGCGGAGGCTTAACTCCATAGAGTGTCATGATATTGTATGCAAGATAGGAGAGATTGTTGTAGTCGGTGGTGTGCGAAGGTCTGCACTCATCAGCTTATCCAATCTATCTGATGATCGTATGCGCCATGCCAAGGCTGGTCAGTGGTGGGAAGCCAATCCACAAAGGGCATTGGCAAACAACTCTGCTTGCTACACAGAGAAGCCTGACATAGGTATCTTCATGGATGAATGGAAAGCTCTCTATGATTCTAAGTCTGGTGAGCGTGGCATATTCAATCGTGAGTCAGCAGTAAAGATGGCTGCAGCTAATGGACGCAGAGAGACAGAAGGTTGGGAGTTTGGTACGAACCCATGCTCAGAGATCATACTAAGAGATCGTGAGTTTTGTAATCTATCTGAGGTTGTGGTGAGAGTAGATGATACACCTGATTCTTTAAAAAGAAAGGTTAGGCTTGCAGCTATTCTAGGAACACTACAATCAACGCTCACAAACTTCCGCTATATCTCTAAGACATGGAAGAAGAACTGTGAAGAGGAGAGGCTATTGGGTGTATCTCTTACAGGCATTATGGATTGTTTTCATACCAATGGTAGTTCTCTTAAACATACACTCCCAGCTTTGTTACAAGACTTAAAGAACGAAGCTGTTAAAACAAACGCAGAGTTTGCAAAGAAGATTGGTATCCCTCAATCAGTTGCTGTCACCTGTGTTAAGCCATCAGGCACAGTCAGCCAGCTTACTGATGCAGCCTCTGGTATTCATGCAAGGCATAACCCTTACTACATACGTACAGTACGAGGGGATAAGAAAGACCCTCTAACAAAGATGATGGTAGAATATGGCTTCCCTGTAGAGAACGATGTGATGAAGCCTGATCATACTTCTGTCTTCTCGTTCCCAATGAAGGTAGCAAAAGGTGCAGTCTTTCGCACAGACAAGACAGCCATTGAACAACTAGAACTATGGTTGATATACCAGAAGAACTGGTGTGAGCATAAACCATCTGTGACTATCTCAGTCAAGGAACATGAGTGGATTGATGTAGGTGCATGGGTATACAGACACTTTGAGTATATGAGTGGTGTATCTTTTCTACCCTTTAGTGAACACAGTTATCAACAGGCACCTTATCAAGACTGCGATGAAAAAGAATACAAGGAACTTGTTAGCAAGATGCCAAAGGATATTGATTGGAACAAGCTATCTGATTGGGAAAGTATTGACATGACTACTGCCTCACAAGAGTTGGCCTGTGTTGCTGGAGCTTGCGAGATATGAGTGTACATATGTCTTTACTGGAACACCTAAGAAAAGGAAGGTATGCCAAAGAAAAATCCCCTTGTATATCAGACTGTACTCTTGTTAATAAAAGTACATACATGATATGCAGGGGATGCGGCAGAACCCAAGAAGAAATATCAAAATGGGGAATGCTTACTAAAATAGAAGTAGATAAAATATTAGATAGACTGAAAAAAACACTTGACAAACCACTAGAAAGTATTATATAATACTAAACTTAATTATGTCTAGGTAAATATGATGGATACTTTAGAGAGCAGACTTAACCATATGAATTTTATTTTAAAAGAAATAGGAATGTTAAGAGGAAAAATTAGAGATCATGATACAGGTCATATTCATACTACTATCAATACCCTTGAAGAAAGAGTCAATGAAATTCAAAATGATATGTTAAAGGAAGAAGGAAATAAATAGTTATGGAACTTACTGCTGAGATAGCTAGAGAATTATTAACTTACAATCCTGATACTGGTAAACTCTTCTGGAAAGAAAGATCAGCAAAATATTTTAAGAACTCTAAAAAGGGTGCAAAGTCTTGGAATGCTAAATGGGCTGGTAAAGAAGCACTTACAGCCATTACTCGTAGAAAGTCTGGACAGATATCCAGATTAGATGGTCAGATACTTAGGAAAAAATATTACGCACATCGTATAGCATGGTTAATATATTATGGTGAATGGCCTAAAATTCAAATAGACCATATAAATCAAGACCCTACAGATAATAGAATAAAAAATCTTAGAGATGTAACTAACGCTGAAAATGGAAAAAATCAAAGATTACGCAGCAACAATACATCTGGTTATATAGGGGTGAGTTTTTATAAAGGAAAAAAGAAATATGCAGCGGAATTAGTAATAAACGGAGTAAAGAAATGGCTAGGATATTATGACACTGTTGAAGAAGCAGCAGCAGTTAGAAAAATAGCAAGTATAAACTACAACTTTCATCCTAATCATGGGAACAGTAAAGGAAAAGAAATCAATGCGTGATCCAGCTACAATAGATGGTGGTGTATTCTATAGAGCAGCAAAAAGAAATGGTCTAGCTACAGATAATAGAACACTAAATATGATATTAAAAACTGCTAAAGATAAAAAGATATCTGTTAGCAAAGCAGCAAAAGAGGTTGCAGAAAGATTAAAATGAGAAAGTCACCCAACACAGTTTACATAGGCTATGATCCTAAAGAACATACAGCCTATGAAGTTTTAAAGTTTACGATTGAGAGAATAGCAAGCCCTTCTCCAGTGAGTTTAGTTTCACTAGGTTCTTAGTACCAGCCATGAATATGTATGAAGGCTGGGCATTGTACATGGACTGTGATATGTATTTACGTACTGATATCAATGAATTGTTTGAAGAGTACAATACAGATTACTATCCTCTCTACTGTGTCAAGCACCAGTATGAACCCGGTGATGGTTTTAAAATGGATGGGAGAGTGCAGCAGAACTATCGTAGAAAGAACTGGTCTAGCCTTATGTTGTTCAACTGTAGTCATGAGCTTAATAAGAAGCTTACCCCTGAAGTAGTTAATACTATGCCGGGTGGTTGGCTACATGGCTTTGAGTGGTTGCCTGATAAAGACTCTGATATAGGTACAATTCATGAAGAATGGAACTGGCTGGACAACCATTCACCAGAAGACATGAGAGCCAAGAACGTACACTTTACAACAGGTGGTCCTTGGTTTAAGGATTGGACTTGCAGTAGAACTACCGATGGTAAGTATGCTGCAGAATGGAATGGAGATTACACCTACTTAGTAGGCACTGGTAAACTAGAACCACTGGATATTGTTTAATGAAGTATAAGTTTGTTACATGTTTTAATGAGGAGTACCTACAGAAGATGACATCTCAGTTGCTTACTCTGATGAGTACAACTTGGGAACCGTCTATAGAAATACATTGTTATTACTATGATATAGATATTAAAAACTATTCTCTTCCTAAAGCCAAGCATCTTTTCTACCATAACCTAGAAGAGATAGAAGACTTTAATGATTGTATTGAAGCCAATAGAGTTCATGATGGTACTGAGGGTGGCAGTGTTCAGTACAATCGCTCTATAGATGCAATGACATTTATTCCTAAAGTAATATCATTGACTGAAGCAGCCTTTAATGGCGAAGACTGTTGGTTGTTTTGGCTTGATGCTGATGCTATGTCCAAGAAGAACATTCAAGTAGATGATCTTGATAAGCTTATGCCAATCAACGGTGATAAGTGTGATGTAGTTTGCCTCATAGATAAAGAAGATGACCCTGATTATTTTCTACAAGGATTTAATTTAGCACGACAGACACCTGTGGATATGTTGGGTGATCTACGTGGCTCCTATATCTCTGGAGAGTTTCTAAACTATCGTGAATGGTATGATGGTTTTATCATGAGTAGGTTAATGACTATCTATACTGCTCATGGTATGAGAGTGCATGAAGTAAGCACTGAAGATTCAATAGCTCAAGATTTATTTATACATCTTAAAGGCAGCACTAACATTGCTCTGCGTGATAGCAGTGGCAATCGTATGTTTAAACTATCTGATGAAGAGACATCACCAGACATACTGCCCAATAGGTATAAGCAGCTTGCTGATATAGTACGCCTATATAAACCCAAGACTATCTTGGAGACAGGCACATGGAATGCTGGACGTGCTATTGAAATGTCTCTCGCAGCCTTTGAGAAGCATAGTGCAATTCATTACATTGGATACGATCTATTTGAAGATGCAACTATAGAGACAGATGAAGAAGAGTTTAATGTAAAACCACATAATACTTTAGCAGCAGTTGAGAAAAGATTACTAGAGTTTTCTGAAGTGATGGAGACTTCTGATAAGAAGTTTACATTTGAATTACATAAAGGTAATGTACGTGATACTTTAAATAAACTTTATATTGATGAAGTTGATCTTGCTATGATAGGTAGTGGCAACAGCGTTAAGACTGTTGAGCATGAGTATGACATGTTAAAAAGTGTACCTGTTGTAGTGATGGATCATTTCTTTACAGAGGATGACGATGAAAATATTCCACCAGAAGAATACCACGGTGTTAAAGCCGTCTTTGATAAGATATCCACGAAGAAGGTTGATGCTCAAGAAACTACTGAGGATGGTTGGACTGTATTCGATGAGTCCACTAATGCTAGAAAATATATTTTACCTTCTGGTGATAGCGTTGTTGGCGGTGGTCATACTCATCTGTGTTTAATTCTATCTGATGAAGAACTTGTTGATTGTCCTGATGAATTAAAACGAGTACCTGTTGTTGTGCATCCAAGAGATTGTGTGCCTAAAGATTATATTAAAAATAATATTAAATCAAACATGAAGCTACTGGCTGATAATAAATTTATAATTAAACATCCTCCTCATAGAGGTAAAGCTATCTTAGTTTCTGCTGGTCCTTATATTAATTTTAAGAAGTTAAAACAATTTATTAGAAAGAATAAGGATGCCAAGGTAGTCTGTGTTAAACACTCTTATCCTACTCTATTGGAGAATGGTATTGATCCTTGGGCATGTGTTATCCTTGATCCACGTCCTATCACTGGTGTCTCTACACATGGTATAGTACGTAAGGAACTCTTTAAGAAACTAAATCCTGATACTAAATTTATGCTTGCATCCATGACTGATCCTAGTGTTACTGAGCATCTCTTAGAGAATGACTGTGATGTATGGGGGTGGCATGCCTTTACAGACTCTCTAAGGGATGACTCAGAGCAAGGTAAAGAGATTAAGAACCAACAGGTTAAGATCACTGAAGAGTTAGGTCTGCCCAAGGGTGCTACTCTAATTACTGGTGGTACGTGTGCAGCCATGAGAAGCATTGGTATGCTACATACAATGGGCTTCAGGGATGTACATCTCTTTGGCTTTGATTGCTGTATGGATGAGCCTACCAAGGAACAGATGACTGAAACAACAGGAGACTTAGAAGGTGGTGAAACACCTAGACCTAAGTACTTTCAAGTAACAGTAGACAACAATACATACTGGACTACGGGTGAGCTTCTGGCTATGGCTCAAGACTGTGAGAAGATATTCTCTGATGAAGGTCTTCAAGGTGTCTTGACATTTCATGGAGAAGATACTATGGTGTCTGATCTATGGCGTATCAAAGAAGAGAAAGATAAACGTCCACAATTTGAGGGTTATTATGATTGATTCCAACGCATTTTTCAGTAGGTATTCTCCATCAACTAGGTATACTGAGCTTCTTGAAGAATACAAAGACATGCACAAGTCAGCAAAAGGTATGTTCAATGGACGTAGCCTTGTAAAGTATGTTGATATTATTAAGAACTATTTAGAAAAGAACGAATGCAAAACACTTATTGATTATGGCTGTGGTAAGGGGCTTCTCTACACAGATGATTATGAACTGGTAACTGAGAAGAAACCTTTATATAAAAATCTTGATAAGCCTTTACCTGAGTATTGGAACCTCACTAGACATGCCCTGTTTGATCCAGCACATGAAGAACATAGTGAACTACCAATGGGATTATATGATGCAGCTATATGTACTGATGTACTAGAACATGTACCAACATCTGATCTTGGGTGGGTAATAGGAGAAATATTTGGCTTTGCAACAAAGATGATCTTTCTCAACATAGCTTGTATGCCAGCCCTGAAGAAGCTAAAGGATGGTAGCAATGCCCATATCTCATTGCATAGTCCTTATGATTGGCTTCAGTTCATTGCTGAAATTGTAGATAAAAGAACTAAAATTAAACATGATTTAAATGTATATGTTTTCTTTGATGTATTTGATGAGAATGAGAAGCTAATAACAGAAGGATATAAAATACATAAACGTGTAAACATTATACCCTTGACTCAGAAAGATGAGAAGGGTACAGTTTTAATGGGAGAAGATTAATGGAGCCACTGAGCTACGTCGAAAATATAGAGCCACTAAGCTGCGACGAAAATGGAGAGCCACTGTCCTACGAAGTATACGATCCTGAATTGGAATTTAAAAAATCAATTGATTCTCTTATAGGTAGTGTAGATACTCTTTGTGACTGCATACTAGACATAGATAATCAACTCAGTTCAACAAATAGTGCAATAGAACATTTAACATATGTAATTAAGGGGTATGAACCATAATGGTATTAGGAATAGCAGATTCAATAATAGGAGTAGCAGGTAAGGTACTTGATAAGTTTGTAGCAGACAAAGACCTGAAAGCTAAGTTAGACTTTGAGCTACGTAAGGCATACTCAGATGCCAACCTTGCTCAGATAGATGTTAATAAAGAACAAGCCAAACACCCTAGCCTGTTTGTTGCAGGAGCTAGGCCCAGCATCATGTGGATATGTGCCTTTGGTTTGGGGTGGCAGTTTGTATTTCTACCTATAGCTGCATGGTATATAGCTGTGACAGGACAGGCAATACCCTTACCAGAGATTGAGACTGAAGGCTTGATGTCCCTGACACTTGCATTACTAGGTCTTGGTGGTATGCGTACCTTTGAGAAAAGAAATGGTACACACAGAAATAATCTGAAGCACCGTTGATGGGACTCAATGAGAAGCAGGAGAAGTTTGCACAGTCCTATATCCTACATAGGAATGCAACTGAAGCTGCCAAGTCTGCAGGATATGCAGCGGCATCAGCAGCCAATCAAGGCTATAGACTCATTAACAATGATGAAGTAGCTGAACGTGTCAGAGAACTAGAGAATGAACTTGAAACTAATGTAGATGTTATTGAAGAGATTGAGAACCAGTACACATTTGCAAGAGCCAATGGTCATACCAACAGCGCACTTAAAGCTCTAGAATTATTATCTAGGATTAGAGGTAACAACTCTGATATAGAAGGTGGGCTTGATGAAAAGTCTTTAGAGGATGGAATAGTACAGTGTCTAAATATTCTAGGTGTTGATAAAGTATTTGCTATGTTAAACAAGTGTGACTTCATGGAAGAAGAAGAGGAAGAGGAAGAGTAGGTTGAAATCCACAGCAGGTGGGGTAGAAGGCTCACAGAGAAGCATCTTATTTTACCCTTAGTCCTACTACCTATACTATAAATTAGGCTACTGTATGGGCCTCTACGGGCTTTTAAAAGGGTATCTAAGAGTAATATGGAGAGGTAACTTCCCCTTCTTCATGAGATACGCTGAAAACATCATCAGGAAATTCATTTATTAACATATCTTCCACCCCTAATTTAAGGGTAAAGGTGCTGGCGGCACACCCTGCACATGATCCTGTTAGCTTAACATGTACGTTCTTAGTGTCTTCATCATAAGATAATAACTCTATATGCCCACCGTGCATAGCAATAGAAGGTGCTACCTTATCAGCCAAAGCATCTTCTATCTTAGCAAAAACAGTCATTTATCTATCTTTCTATTGTATAGGAGAAGATATATAAAAATAATAATATCCCTATCCCATACATCCAAACACCTATTACCATCACTTATAGCTCCATATCCACGGTCTAGGATTCTCATGGCTATTCTCTAGGTCATCAATGTGTATGAACCTTTTACTATCTGGTCCTCTTTGTGCTACACCTATACCTGTCATACCACACTCCAAGGCTAGACGTACTAATCTAAGTGCTGGTCTACCCATGACTAACACATCAACAGCCCTGCCTTGTATATGTGCAGAAAATCTATCACCACCGACTACCATGTTATGTGCAGGATGCCTATACCCTGATGTAATAATCATTGGTTCATTAAACTTTATTCTTAGTTGTTCTAGTTTCGACATGAACTCGTCGTTCATTTCACACTCTTCAGTGCCTTTACAAGCTA